TCTCTCGAGGGTGCCCCATCGTCAAAGAAACGGCCGAGCTGAGAGCGTTTCTGCGGCCCGATGGCCTGCCGGCCGGCCGATCATGCCGGCCTGGTGCTGCCGGTCGCTGTGCGGCCGAGCTGGGCGCCACGCCGGCCTCACCATTCGCGCGACGGTGGCGCAGGCCGGCGCACCGTGGCCGGCCTGGTGCCGGCACCCTTGCTGTAGTTGCAGTGCGTGCAGCATGCGACCAGGTTGGCCGGCTCGTCGCTGCCACCGAGCGACCTGGCAACCAGGTGGTCGGCCGTGGTGGCCGGCGCGCCGCAGTAGTGGCAGACCGCGCCGTCACGTTGCAGCACCAACCTGGTCAGCCTGGTGGCGTAGCTCGACGCCCATGCCGGCCGGCCGTAGGCATCTCGGCGCGTCATGCTCGGCGCCGTGCGGTGGCCGTGGCCTTGGCTGCGCGTGCGAGCCGCTCGACCGCTGCGACGAACACGGCGAGGCCGGCGTCGGTGGCGTTGCGCGCTGCGGCCAGCTCGAACGTGGCCGAGCGCAGCGACGCCTGGCCGGCGCCGAGCTGGTGCTCGAGAGCGAGCCGGTCGCTGGCGCGGCGCTCGGCGCGCAGGAGGTCGGCGACGTCGGCCTCGGTGATCACTTGGCGCCGGCCGTCGGGTGCCGGCGTCGAGCGCCGGCGAGGTCGACTACCCGCTCGGCGCGTGGCAGTAGTTGCCGGATGGTGGCGAGCTGCCGGCGTGCGCGCAGCTCGAGGCCGGCCAGCTCGGCGACGTCGCCGGCCTGCCACCGGTGCCAGAGATCCTGCGAGACGGCGAGGTGCTCGACAAGCGCCGTCGAGAGATCGGCGTGCAGCCGTCTCTCCTCCTGCCACGGGTCGCCGGCACTCATGCCGGCACGCTCTCACGCTGCGCCGACACTGTGGATAACTCCTGTGCACAACCTGGCGTCATCTGTTGTCTCCCTTGCGCTTTCATCCCCGCGCCTGCGCGCGTTACCTACCGAACGCTTAACACCTACCTACCGTATTGTGCAGTAAACCTACGGTTTACTGCACGAACCAACCACTTTCACTGTTGAGTTGAGCCCTAACCAGGGGTCGCCGGCTCGACCCAATCGCCGGGCCGACGTTGGGATGCGTCCACCGTCGGTGCTGCCACGGCCGCAGCAGCACGTCATCGACGGTGGTTGTGAGCTGGTGTCTCGGCGCCTCCTCGGGTGTGTGTTGCACCGGTGGCGCCGGCCTCGAGGTGCGTACCCTCGGTGTCGGTGCGGCCGGTGATGCGGCCAGCGCTAGCGGCGAGGCCGGTGGTACGGCCGAGCTGCCGAGCGGCCAGGCTCTCGGATCGAGCGCCTGGCCGCTCCACTATCTGCCGAGCTGGTGGCCGACGTCGGGAGGCCGGCCGGCGTGTCGACCAGCTCAACACGCCGGCCGGCGATTGTGACGGCAGCGAGTACCGCGTCCCTGGTCGCGGCGTCGCCGATGATCACCTGCTGATCTTGGTCGGCCTGGTCAAGATCCGGTAGCGCTCTCTCGGGTGGTCGCCGGCGCCACCTGGTCACGGCGTGTCACCTACAGGACGCCGGCCAGGCGCAGGATCACCAGCACGGCCACGGCCGCGCCGATGCACAGCACGGCTACCCACCGCAGCCGGTCGCCGAGCCGGCCGAGCCGGCCGAGCTGCGCGCGGTGCCGGCCTCCTCGGCGCCGCTGGCCGAGCTGGCCGGCCTGGTCGCTGTGGTTGTAGCGCCAGGACAGCGACCACCTGGCCATCACTCATCGGGCAGGGCGCCGGTGCTGCGGCCGGTGCGCCGGATCACCTCGTCAGCCGGCAGGCCGGCGTCACCGGTGCCGGGTCCGGTGACCTTGCGGCGCCACACTTTGTCGGGCAGCGCTGCGAGCTGGTCGGTGATCCACTTTCGATCCTCGTCGTTCATCTCCTGGTCTCCTCCCATGCGTTGTGCCACGCGCCGGCGCAGCTCGGTGCCGGCAGCGGCGCCGCTGGCAGGTCCGCCAGCGGCCGAACAGTCGATCTTGCGGGCCGTCCACTCGTAGTGCTGAATCACGCGGTTGGCGGTCCAGCCGTATTGCAGCGCCGAGGCCGCGGCGATGGCGACCAGGAGGTCGACCATCGGTGTCGGCCACGGCGTCGAGTCGCCAGGGTGCTGACACTCGGTGCCGGCGAGCGCCTGGTTGCCACTCATATCGCCGGCCGAGCTGGCCGGACCTGGCGGCGCCTTGTCTGCGCGCACGCCGGCGAGGACCGAGCTGTTACCGGTGCCGGCGTGGTTGGCCGGTCCGTCGCCGATCAGATAGCCGCGGCCGTTGACGTCGGCGAACCATTGCACCGTGGCGCCGGCCTTGAGATTGGCGACCAGGCCGTCGATATAGCTCTGCGAGCTGTTGAGCGAGCAGACGTAGTGGTGCGCTACGTGCCCCTCGGGACGGCCGGCCGACCAGCTGGTGCCGTTGCTGCGGCCGTAGCAGCCGGCCTCCTCCCGGATGCTGTATCCCCAATCGCGCAGCCTGGCCACGATGGCGCGCGTGTCGTCAGCCAGCGTCATCGGTGGTCTCGCTCCCGACGCGCACTACTTGGCCGGTGTCGAGGCGCACCCAACCATCGGGCACGCCGGCCTGGCGCTCGAGGTGCCGGCGTACGGCCTCGGGTGTGTAGCCGTCATCGAGCCGGCGCCGGCGCTGCTCGGTCACCTGGTCGACTCCCATAGCCGGCGCACGGCGACCAGGCCGGCGCGGATCTCGGCGCGCTCGGCCGGCTCGAGTCGATCCCATGCGCGCGCCGGCTCGAGGCCGTACAGCTTGGCCACGGCGTTGCGCGCGTTGACGTAGCGCCGGCATGCGGCCTCGAGCTGCTCGAGCTGGCCGAGCTGGTCGGCGCTCTGCACCTCGACGGCCGGCGCCTGGTGGCCTGGCATCAGCCGGCGGCTATCTGTTGAGTCGCTGACAAGATCTGGTTGTCAGTGATGACGGCCGGATCTCGACCAGGGTCGGTGACGCCGGCCGCCAGCGCCGACGCCCATGCGTCGCCCCAACCTGGTTGTGCGGCGTACTGCCAACGGTTGTCGTAGGCGAACTGTGCAGGGTCGGCCGAGACTCCCTCTACGGCAGCGCATGCCGTCTCTCTGGTTTGCAGGTCGACGTCAGCGGCTACCAGCGATACATCCCAATATGTCACGGTGACGGAACTCCCTTTGTGCTAGGCGTAGGTACCGAGGCGAACAATCGTCATCCGAGCGTCAGTGATCGAGATTGACGCGCCAGAATCTTGGAACACGTTGCAGCACAGCCGGCCGCCAGGTCCCCCCTGTAGGAACGGAATCGCTGCGGACTGGTTGAGCAGCGCCGCGGTGGTGAGGCCGGCCGCGGTGCTGGTGTCCTTGGCCTGCGCTGCCACGTTCTGCGCGGTGCCGACGCTGACAATGCGCCGGCCACCTCCTGCCGCGGACGCCCAACACACGGTGAACATGCACAGGTACAGGCCGGGCATGTTGTCAGGAATGTTGGGGCCGGCCGCGTCGACACCAACCAGCGCTTTGCGGGTGCTCGAGCTAAGCAGCGACGCCGGATCAAACAGGACGGTGCGCCAGGCGCCGGATGCTGCCGGCGACACCATGCCGTTGCTTATCGAAATCCACTCATTGCCGAGCACCGTCGCGGCGTCGATGGCCGTGCCGAGCGAGCGCATTGCTGCGGCGCCGTTGCGTACGAAATCGGAATCGGTCGGGATCGGCCACTTGAAACGTGGTGTCGTGGTACTCATCTCAGACAACTCCTCCTACGCCGGCGAGATCTCCCCATGAGATCGACGGACTGAAATCCTGCCAGCGCCAGCTATCCGAGGTTGGCACGTTGAGATCCGACCAGCGCAGCCCGGCACCCCCGTAGCTCTCGCCGGATGAGAGGTTGAGCTGCACCGTCCACGCCTCGCCGGCGTAGCCGTACGAGCCTCCCTCGAGGTAGCCGAGGAACACGCCGGGCACCGGTACGAATGCCGGCAGCGGGTCGATGACAACGGGGAGGCCGTGCCGGCTCGAGGCGCCGAGCACGCGCCTGGTCACGTCGACGCTGTGCTCGCTCCGGTCATCGGTCCATTGGACATTCTCAAACGACCAGGCCGGCGAGGAGAGCCGGCTCACAATGCTGCCACCGATGCGCTGCGCGTCGGCCTGGTTGGCGAGCACCGTGTTGACGCTGACGCGCCGAACTCCGAACACGTTGGTGATGCTCTCGGCGCCGGCGTCGCGCACCAGCTCGTTGCGCTCGGTGGCCTCCGGCGCGGTGCTCTGGTCGAACCATTGCACGACGGCGCCGGTCACTATGTTGTCCATCGTTTGCAACCACGTCGCGGGGTACAGCTCGGGCAGGCACGGCCCGATGTTGACGGCGCCGGGCGGCAGCGGAGTGATGGGAACGATGATCACGTACGTGCCAGGCTTGGACAGTGCGAACAGTGCGAGCCGCGCCGCGGGGTCCTCGAGCGCGACGGCCGGCTCGAGGCCGACGCTGGTCACGGTGTCGATGCTCGACCAGAGCACGGCGTCGGTCGACGCTGCGAGGTCCTGTAGCAGCGGCAGAGCTTGCTGCCGGTCGACGTCCATCCGGCTGACGCTGACGCCGGCCACCGTCGGCGCTACCCGGTACGCCACGTATGGGTTCCCTGCGGCCATGATGCGCGCGAACCTGGCGCCGAGCGTCTCGGTCGGCCACGGCGCGGCGCCGACGTCGCGGTTGCCGAGGTCGGCCAGGACGTCGACGGCCGTGACGTCGAGGCGCACAGCGTCGCCGGTGTAGCTGGCCGTCACGTCGGAGATCTGCCCGATGAACACGCGCACGCCTGGCCGGCCGTTGGTGCTGTCGTAGATGTCGCCGGCGTCGATGTCGACGCGCTGGCCGACGCGCAGGGTGCCCCGAAACAACGGGTCGAACGCTGACGGTGGCCGCGGCCGCGGGTCGATCAGCGCGAATGACGCGGTGGTTGCGTCGGGTTGGCTAAGCGTGTCAGCTCGGCCCCAACTGATAGTGAGATCCTCGAGCACGTACGGCATCTCCGGGTCGTTGTAGCCGGCCGCGCCGTCGGGCACGCGCGCACCGTTGACGAACACGCGCGGCGCCAGGACGTCGCTAGTTGGTGTTGGCATTGGCCGCACCTCCGAGCTGCGGCGGGTGCACCCTGCGCCGGCGAGCTGTGAGCAGCCGGTCTATCTGCTGGCCGACGGCCACCGGGTCGAGCGCGCCGCTGACGTTGATCACTACGGGCGCCGTCACGGTGGCCGAGCTGGTCGCCAGCGCGCCGGCGTGCACCCTCGGCGCCGGCGCCGGCGAGCTGCTACCGGCGACGCTGTGCGAGCCGAGAGCGAACCTCGCATCCTCGAGGTCGGCCTTGGCTTGCTGCGCGTCGAGAATGGCGCGCACGGTGACCTCTCTCGGCGTCTCGAGGTCGGCCAGGTCGGCCAGCGCCTGCGCGTCATCCACGTTGCTGTGCAACGTCATCGACTTATCCGCCAGGTCGGACTGATTAGCAGAATGGACGGCCGGCGTCACGTCATCTTTAGCCGTCAACGTCGATTTCTTATCCGTCAACTTCTTCTGATTGGCGCTCTCAACTTTCCCGGATGCGTTATCGGTGGCCGTCAATGTCGATTTCTTATCGTGCATCGGCTGATCGTTGTATCCCTTGACGGCTTTAGTGGCGAACTCGGTATCTTCTTTCACGCTGCGCGCCGATTGCGCGGTGCGCGTCAGGCCGGCGGCGTCATCCTCGGCCTGCCGTGCCTGTTCTTTCTGCGAATCCGTCAATAGATCATTGGCTTTCAGGTAATCGTATTTCGCTTTGGCCGCGTCCTTGCTGGCGCCGGCGACGGTGTTGTATCCGTCGACTTCTTTCTTTGCCAGGATGCCGAGCGACTTTCCTTGTGGCTCGAGAATGGCGTTGATCTTGGCCGCACCCTGGCCGGTGGTGTCGGTGAAATCCTTTATTAGCTCCTCGTATGGAATGCCCATCTTTAGGAGATCTTGAAAGGTGCCGGACTGCTCGACGGCCGAGAGCTGCGCCAGCGTTGCAGCTTGGTTCCAGAATCCACCGTTGTCGACCAGGGCGGCCGAGACATTTTCGATGCTGGTCTGTACTGCGGCCTCTCCCTCTTTTAGCTTGGTGAATGCACCGAGAACGGCGTCGATGGCCAGGCCGGCGATGAGGCCGGCGCCGAGGCCGGCGCCGATTAGTGCTATTCCCTTGAGCTTTCCCGATATGCCGGTCGAGCCGTCGCCGGCCTCGTCGCCGAGCTGCGAGAGTTTCTCCGATAGGTCGCCGAATAGTGCAGCTCCCTCGGAATACGGGCCGAGGAATTGCGAGCCGAATGCTGCACCCTCGACGCCGAGCGATTTCGCTTTCCCTTTAGTGGTGTCGATTTCGTCGCCGAGGTCCTTTACAGGCCGTTTACCGCTGCCACCGTTGACGCTGGTATCTACTTTCACGGTGGTGTTCTCGGGCAGCTTGTCAATGTCGCCGGCGAGCGTCTCGACGTCGGCCAGGTTGCTGACGCTGGCGCTGATCTTGGCCGAGGTGCTGGCCGGCAGGCCGTCGACGTCGGCCGCCAGGCCGTGCACGTCATCGGCGCCGCTGACGGTGCCGGTCACCTTGGTGGCCGCGGTGGCCGGCAGGTGCGCGACGTCGGAGGCCAGGCCGTGCACCTCGGCCGCGCCGCTGACGGTGCCGGTCACCTTGGTCGAGCTGGTGGCCGGCAGGCCGTCGACGTCGGTGGCCAGCTCGCCGACGTCATCGGCGCCGCTGACGCTGGCGCTGATCTTGGCCGGTGTGCTGGCCGGTATCTCGCCGATGGTGTCGGCCAGCTCGCTGACGTCATCGGCGCCGGCGACGCTGGCCGCAACCTTGAGATCCTTGTCAGCGGCCTTAGCTGCACCCTCGAGCGCCTCGCTGAGTCCGTCGACGTCATCGGCGCCGGTGACGTCAACTTGAACTTGAGCGGTTACGCGCATGCTCTTGGCCATCAGCGCCGACCTCCTCTCGACCTCGGTGCCTTGGCCGCGGCCTTGGCTCGGTGCTCGAGCAGCTCGAGCATGGTTGCGGTTATCCGGTCATCGGCCTCGAGCCAATAGTCCGGCGAGGTGCCGGGCACGGCGACGGCCAGCTCGCACGCTAGGCGCTCCCAGCTTCCTCGACGGTAGGGTCCACCGGTTGCGCGTCGACTTTCTCCCAATCGGCGAGCTGCGGCCAGAACCGATGCCAGGCCAAGTCATCGGAGATCAGCTCGAGCCGGCGCAGCGCGCACCAGAGCACGCCGGCCGTGGCCACCGGTTGCGCCGTGGCCGCGGTCTCGGCGCGCTCGGCGCTGTACTTCGCCCACCGGATGCGGTCGGCGTAGTTGACAACTACGCCTAGCAGCTCGGTGCCATCGGAGAGCAGCACGTCGAACTGGTCGCGCGTCCATTTCTTATCTGACACTGGTTGTCCCCTAACGAATGTCGCGGAATGCTTGGGCGATGGCGTCGGTGTATATCTCGCCGATCTTCCCTGAGCGGTCGAGCTTGTCGAGGCTGACGGCCAGGAACTTCTGCGGCCGGATGTTGCGCGCCGGCCAGCCGTAGTGGATCGGCGCGGCGTACGGCGTCGAGACGCTGGCCGTCACGGCGCCGCGGCTACCGTCGCGGGTGGCCTTGGCCTGCCGCACCGAGAACCGCAGCAGGTTGCGTAGCTGGCCGGTGTCGTGCGGTGCGCGCAGCTTGGCCACCTCGACCAGCACGGCGCCGATCTTGGCGTTAGCCGCGTCGAGGTTGCTGGCCTTGGCCTTGGCCTTATCGAGTGCCTTGGCCAGCTTGTCGAGGTTCGTTGCTGCGCGCCGCGTCACGGCGTCACGGCGTGGCGCCGGCGACCCATGCGGTGCCGTTCCAGTGCCCCTGGCCGGCCGTGCCGGCCGTCGCGGTCTGCACATATTGGCCGGTGGTCCACGCGGTCGCTGGCGACGCTGTGAGGCCGGCCAGGCCGGCGACGTCGGCCGGCGCGGTCGAGCCGGCCGGCGTGAACACGCCAGGAGTGCCGGCCGTGGCGCCGGTCGCCGGCACCGCGTCGGGCAGCACGGCCGGCCGCGGCCCCATCTTCTGCACCCATGCCGCACCGGTCGACGGTGTGTAAGTGATGTCGCCCACCGTCTGCCAGGTGACGTCGGACGTCATCTCCTCCCCGTAGGCATCGGTCGAGCCGAATGACAACGGCAGGATCAGCACCTGGCCGCTGGCCTCGAGGCCGGCCTCGGTCGACGGCTCGAACAGAAACGACTGAATGGTTGCGGCGTTGACGCTGGCGAACTTGAACAGTCCATCCGGGTCGGAGAGATCCTGGTCGAGCGTGCCGTTGAGCGTGCCGTCCAGCGTTGTGACGCCGGGCACCTCGGTCCCGCACAACTTGAACACGCTATCTGTAGTGCTGGCCGCAACGGTCAGCTCGAGACCTGTTACCAGGCATGAGTAGTCGGTCTCGCTGCCGGCCGTGCCGATCTTGAGCGAACCCGGTCCGAGCGCTGTCATTTCGTTTCTCCCCTACGGTTGCGAGATCTCGAGCCGGCGCGTGAACTCGAGCCGGTATGCGGGCAGTAGGCCACCGGTGGGCGGCCCTAAATCGTCGGCGGTGGCCTCCTCGGCCGGCGCGCCGAGCGCGCCGTTGAAGGAGTCGAGGAGGCCGGCGAGGTGGTTGTAAGCAACGGTGCGGTCGAGACCTGGTGCCAGCAACCAGCAAACGAACGTCGCCGAGTAGCAGCGGCCGAACCGCATTGTGATGGTCGAGACGGTGACCAGCACGCCGGGCGGGTCGAGGTCGGCCATATCCGTCGCGGCCTGCACGCCGGCCTGGCGCAGCGCGTCGAGCACCTCGGCCACCGCGGCCGGCAGCGTGTCGAGCACGGCCGTCGTCATGGTGTCACCGGTGCCGGTGGTTTAGCGCCGAACGCGCGCGCCGGCGCCAACCAGCTCCCCATGCGGAGACCTCGCTCGACCTCGGGATCGAACCGCGCCACGAATAGCGCCGTGTCGGAGAACGTTTCGATGCCCGACGGCGAGTTACGGCGCCGGTAGATCCGGCCGGCCAGCACCGTCGAGGCGCCGAGCACCTCGGCGTCGGGTGTGTAGGCGCCGGTGGTGTCGTCATAGAACTCTTGCCGGTACGCCTGCGCCGTCTGCTCGGCCCATGCGCAACACTGCTCGAGCAGCACGTAATCGGCGCTGCCGGCGACCGGTGTCGGAATGATCTTTAGCCACAAGGCAACTCGCTCCGGTGGCAACCATCCGACGGGAGCTGTCACGGCAGCGCCGGCGGCACGGTGGCCACGGCCAGGCCACGCGCGTCGCTGATGAGGTCGGCGCCGTAGGCATAGAGCGCGACGTCGATGCCGGCCTGCGCGACGTTGATGGCCTGCACTCGAGCGCTGGCCTGGTAGTGCGTGGCCGAGCGCCGGTCGATGCCCAGCACGGTGCCGGCCGGCAGGCCGCTGCTCGGCCGGATGGTGAGGTCGGCGACGCCGGCCGATGGGCTGGCCAGGCTGATGACGCCGGCGCCGGCCAGCCACCAGGGCGCGTCGGCCGCGGTCGGCCCGGAGAGCAGCGAGGCGAACAGGTCCGGCGAGATGGCGACGGTGTTCGGTGCGGCGCCGGCAGCGACCAGCGTTGATACCACGGTGGCCACGCCGGCCAGGACGTCGGCGACGTCGCCGGCGTCGGTGGCCGCAGCGAGCAGCGTGGCCGCAACGGACGCCTCGAACTTGGCCGCCAGGTCCTGCGCTGCCAGGTCGAGAAGCCTTGCCAGAAAGTCATTCTGGCCAAGATCAACTAGAATCCGGTCGACGTCCCAACCTCCGGCCAGCCGGTACGCGCTGGCCTCGGCCGGCACGATCTTGACGGTGTTGCTTGGGATCTCGGCCTTGTTGCCGGCGTACGGGCCGACCTCGGGCAGCGTCTCCCATTTCCAGCCGTGCACCTTGCTCGAGGTCAGCGGCAGGCTCGGCCCGATGGCCGTCAGGATGGTCTGCTCGAGCAGGTACGGCGTCCACAACTCGCCGACCCAGGTATCGACCAGGTATCCCTGCGCGTCGCCGGTGGGGTCCAGCACCGGTGGCGTGATGTCGGAGAGCGCAGCGTTGACCTGCGCCGCGTCGGAGCTGCGGCCGATGACGCTGGCCAGCTCGGCGATGCCGGCGTCGATGCCGGCGCGGCCGCGGCGCCGGCCGGCCGTGGTCGGTGGTGCCGGTGGTGCGGTGACGTTGACGACGGTGGTGGGCTGCACAGCGGTCTCCTCGGTGTCGGTGTCGGTGTCGGTGTCATCGGCCGGCTCGGCCGGCTCGGCCGGCTCGACCTCGACCAGCTCGAGCTGCTCGGCCGGCTCGGCCGGCTCGGCCGGCTCGGTGTCGGCCGCGGCAGCGAGCCGCGCGCCGTCGAATGCTGGCAGCGCCACCAGCGCCACGGCGTCGAGCCGCGCGCTGGTCACTACGCCGGCGCTGATGGTCACATCGGATAGCTCGACCGAGAGCGCGTCCCTGACACCCTCTGCGGCCTCGAGCAGCGCCGTATCGCCGTCCGGCGTGGCCGCAACTCGAAAGCTCATCCGCAGCGCGTCGGTGCCGGCCGTGGCGCCGGTGGCGTAGCCGACCGGTGTCGTGCGGCCGTGTTCGGTGAACAACTTGACGCGGCGCAGCTCGGCCGGCACGTCGACGGCGCCGGCCGCCACGGTGACGGTGCCGGCCGAGGTGCGACCTGGCACGCCATAGGGCAGCGCCACGCCGGCGAGCTGGCGCGTGTCGAGCGCAGCCGAGACTCCTGGCGCCGGTGCGTACAGGGTGAGTGTTGGTAGCGGCATGGTCAGTCCTCGAGTGTCGGTCCGGTAGCTGACGGTGGGATGGCGGTCAGGTCGCCGAGGTCGAACGCAACGCGCTGGCCGATCGGGAGAATGTCGTCCATCGACAACCTGGCCTGTACGGCCGAGCTGTAGAGCGAGATGCCGTAGTCGACGAACTCGAGGTTCTTTGTTTGCGCGGTCTCGTATGTCAGCGAGGCGCCGGCGCCGGATGCGTCGAGCATCGACGCCGGTATGCCGGCGTGCCGGCTGACGTCGACGGCCACGGCGTTACGCGCGGCGACCAGGAGATCCCCGGATGACACCAAGTGATCCTTGGTCTCCATCGCCGAGTTTGTGTAGAGCACGCCTCCGGTCTCGGTCATTGCGCGCCGAGCTGCGGCGACCATCTCGTATATCTGGCCGTCGGTCATCGGCGAGTCGGTGGTCTGGTGCAGCTCGAGGCGCAGCGGGTGCTGCGCTATGTCGGCCGCGGTGGCCTCGAGCGTCAGCGCCTGGCGCAGCGTGGCCGCACCGAAGCAGAGGATCCCCTCGTGCGGCCCCGGCAGATAGACCAGGTCGGCCTGGTCGACCTCGAGCGGGTGGTAGTCGGCGTCAACGTAGGCGCCGGCGTCGTCCACGTACCAGCGATCGAACGGTAGGCGCACCATTCTGGCCGGCCGGCCGGTCGCATCTCGTTGTGTCGTCAACCAGAGCGAGCCACCGTAGAACAGGAAATCGTCAACGGTGCCGAGCATCCGAGACCAGACCGATTGGCCACCGGTGAGGCCGAGCGCCTCGCTGGTGCCGTACGTGCCGAGCTGGCCGTCGGAGGCGTAGAGCCAACCTGGTTGCTGCTCGGGCGGCAGCACCTGGTCGCGGCGCAGCGCCACCAGCGGCAGCCGTGCGACGGTGCCGGCCAGGAGGTGCCTGGCACGCGCTACGGCCGGTATCCGCAGCGCGCTGGCGCGGGTGAGCGGCACCGGTACGTCGGCGCCGAACACGTCAGACCAGACCACCGCGTCAAGCTCGCCGGTCGACCAGGCCGGCACCTGTAGTTGCAGCGGTGGCAGGCCGTTGAGCCTGGCGCTGGCGAGGCCGGCGAGCCGGTCGAAAGGGAACACGCCTCGAACGCTGGCACGGCCGTCAAGTTTGACGGAGGCCGAAATATCCCCCCGGTCTGCGCGTGGTCGCCGAACCTAAGATTTCTCGCCGGCGTTGAGCGTGGCCGGCGCCGAGCTGGCCGAGCTGGCCGGCGCCGGCTCGACCAGCTCGGGCCCGTATTTGTGACGCACCTCACAGCGTGCGGCCTGAGATCGGCGCTGACGCTGACAAGGGAGGTTGCCGGCGCCGTTGTGCCAGGTCGGCCAGGGTGCTCGAAACGCTGACAAGGCCAGGTTGTCAGCAAACGTGACAACGGCTATTGTCACTGGTGAGCGGCCGCAGGGGTCGCCACCAGGAGGTCAGCAGCGAGATGGCACGCACAACCAAGATCCGCGAGACGGCCGATTACTGCGCGATGATGGTGCGCATGATGCGAGCACATGCCCGACGTGTTGCGGCCGGCTCGGCCGAGGATCTCGCCGACCTGGTGGCGCTGCGCGCCGAACTCGACCAGGCCATCGACGCCGGCGCGCGTGCGCTGCACGACGATGGCGGGTTGAGCTGGACTGAGATTGCGACGGCGCTCGGCGTCAGCCGGCAGGCCGCGCGTCAGCGGTTCGGCGCATGAGCCGGCGAGACCGCCAGCGCGCGGCCTGCCCGACCTGCGGCCGTGACGTCACGGTGCGCAGCAACGGCGTACTGATGGCGCACCGCACCGAGGCCGGCGCAGCGTGTCAGCCGGCCGCCTGGCAGGTCCGGCAGGCCGAGCAGCGCCGGCCGGCCGGTGGTGCGCTGTGAGCGCGCCGGCGCAGCGCACCTGCGCCTACTGCGGCCGCACGATGACGCAACGTGCGCTGTACCTACAGCCGAGCTATGTCGGCGAGGAGAGCCGCTGGTTGTGCCGGTCGCTGCGCGCGTGCGCTGCCAGCCTGGTGCGGCAGGACGCGCGCCGAGCTGCGGCCGAGCTGGCCGAGGCGGCGCCGATCTCCGGCCGGCTGGTCGAGCCGGCCGAGCTGGCCTAGCCGGCGAACACGCGCGGCGCCGGCGCCGGCGCCGGCCGGTGCTGGTCGAGGTAGGCGGCCAGGGTGGCCGCTGTCAGCTCGCATATCGGCGCCGAGGCTGTGCGCCTCGACCAGACCCATGCGTCGCCGTAGCGCCGTTGTGCTGCGGCAGCGACCGAGGCGTCGAGGTTCGGGTGCAGCCGGTAGGCCAGGGTGCCGTGCCCGATGCCGTCGAGGAACGCTGCGCACGCGGTGGCGTACTGGACATCACTGACGGCCGTCAGGGTGACGCCGGCCAGCGTCAGCGCGTCGGCGATGGCCGCGGCCGGTCCCTTGGCCGGCACGGCCACCGCGGCCGGCCGGTGCCGGCCGACCAGCTCCCGCATGCGGCCGACTACCCAATCGGTGCCAGGCCGTGACTCGACCACCTCGAGCACGCCTAGCCGGCACGCCACGATGGCCGAGCGCGACCGGTCGAGCGCGACGTCGGCCGCCAGGCTCGGCGCACCGTCGGGCAGCAACCTGGTAGTCGCTGCGCCGCTCCACGCGCGGTGGTCGATGACGCGCGCGTTGCTCGCCGTGCGCGCATTGCCGAACGCTCTTGCGAACTCGAGCGGGTCCATTACGCGCGCCTGGCCGGCGAGGAACTCCCTGGTGATTGTGTGCCCGACGGCCGGATGCGCCGCGGCGATGGCGTCGAGGTCGCCGGGGTCGCCGTCGTCGCCGATGCCGTACTCGAGGTAGCCGATGCCGGCGTCGCCGGCTCGGCCGCGGTCGATCCATGAGTGCAACCAGGTCGATTGAGCGTCACCCATGGTTGAGACCAGGATGGTCTGCGGAGATCTCCTGGTCGCTTGGCTCGGCCCGATGGCCTGTAGCAGCTCGACGCCTCGCACCGGATCGAAGCTGAATCCCTCGTCAATCACCGTCGTGTCGGACTGCCGGCCGTGCAGCGAGTCGCGGGTTGGTGGGAACGGCCGGCACGTTGAGCCGTTGGGAAATCGGAGTATCTGCGAGCCGTTGGTCCAGCGCACGGCCAGGCCGAGGCCGGCGAACGGCGAGGTCTGCTCGGTGACGGTGCGCGCCAGCTCTCCCCACCGGTCGACCGCATGGTTGCCGGTCTGCGCCGTATACCAGAACAGGTGCGGCGCAGGATCTTTCATGCACCGCGCGACGGCCGTGGCCAGCATGAGAAGACTCTTCCCTGCCTGGCGAGGCACGGTGAGCAGCACAAAGGGATACCGGCGTGCGGCGCCGTCGTCGCTGCGCGCCTCGAGCAGCTCGGCCGCACGGTGCTGCCACGGCATCAGCGGCGTGCCCATCATGGCGGCGATCTTGGCCGTGACGCCGGCGCCGGCGCCACGCGCGCCGGCCGGCACCTCGGTGGCGTGCCGTGGCTGCGCCTCCTCCTGGTCGACCAGGCGCAGCGCCGGCACGCTCACAGCTCGGCGACTATCGACTCGAACAGGGCGATGGTCTCCACCGGTGGCGGCACGTCGACGTCGGGCGGCTTAGGTGGCGTTGGCGGGTGATCGAGGCCGAGGTCGCGCAACCACGCGGAATAGCCGCGCGTAGCCGTCGTTATGGCCGCGGCCGAGTTGCCCCGCATGGCTCGATCGACGGCGCTGGCCTGCGCTATCAGCAGCCTGGCCGTCAGGTCGGAGATCTCCCTACCCTCGGCCTGCCACGCCAGGATGGCCGCGCGCGTGGCCTCCTCGGTCATCCGGTCGGCCGGATCACTCGACGGCTTCATACGGTCACCCTTATATTCGCAGGTCAGCGGTGGTCTGTCGGACGGATAAGAAATAGA